ATAGAAACCTCGCCGCTGCTCGCGTGGGTATGGGGGATCTGGCAGCAAAATGTTGCGATAAATCAGATCGCTGAGTCTGGAACCGTTCTTTGCTGGGCAGCTAAATGGCTGGATGGTGATGAAGTTCAGTTTGGGAGTGTGCAGAAGGGTAAGCCACTGCAAATGCTGGGAAAAATACACAAATTGCTGGACCAGGCAGACGTGGTAATCCATTTCAACGGGACAAAATTCGACATACCAACGCTGAATCGGGAGTTTTTGCTTCACGGATTTCTTCCACCAAGCCCATACAAGCAGGTGGACCTGCTGAAAACAGCCCGTCAGAACTTCAAATTCCCCTCCAACAAGCTGGAATACCTCCTTAAAGCCCTGAAAATAGGTGAAAAAGTAAAGACCGGGGGCTTCGATTTGTGGCTCGGGTGCATGAAAAAAGACCCGAAATGCTGGGAAAAAATGAAGGAATACAACGTCGCGGATGTGGTGGAGATGGAAAAGCTATACAAAAAGCTCCTCCCATGGGTGAAAGGACACCCCAACGTCGCGATGTATCAGGCTGACAAGGAAGTTTGCCCGCACTGCGGACATGACAAGTTTCAACAACGTGGATGGTATCGGGCGAACACCTACCAATATCGAAAATATAGCTGCAGCAACACAGCATGCGGCAAATGGTTCCGCGGAGCTAAGTCCGAAGGCGGCCGGCAGACGATTTATACAGGAGCGATGGGATGAACGACCAAATAGCAGATTACATGCTCAGCCATTGGGTATTCGGCCTGGTGGCGGTCTCGATAATTGCTGCATTGGTAGCGATGGGTATCACCTGGGTGTTCGCTACATTTTTTGAGACGTTCGATAGGCGCAGCGAACACGACGAATGACAGCCCTTAGAGTCATCGCACAGCTCCCGATGGGGCTTTATGACGAAGTGGCGTCAGGCACAGCCACGTCCATGGCTGAGATTTTTGAGAAGTACGGGTACTCGGCGGAATTTGCGGAAGAGTGCAGGGAAGATCCGCGGTTTGTGCGCCTGGTAAATGAGCGTCAGATCGAACTTGAGAAAACTGGGCAACTCCATGTCAATCGGGCAGCCGCGGTAGCAGATATGGCCTTATCAGAGCTTGCAAGGCGCGTTACTGACGGCAACACCCCAACCCCTGTACTTCTGTCGGTGTACCAAACAGCGGCCAAACTGGGGCGCCTGGAGGCCCCTTCCGGAGCAGCGGTAGCTGCAGGCCCGGGGTTCTCGATAAGCATCCACCTGGATGGTGGAAATGCGCAGAAAACAGAAAAAACTATACATGTTGAAAAGACATATATAGAAAACGGCGAAAACTATACAGATGATCTGGGCCCGGCGCCGGCATACCTGAAGGTGAACCAAGACCTGGAGCTCGAATGAACGTGATCGTTCTGGGAAAAGACTCTGAAGACCCGGTGTATTTCCCTGATGTGCGCGATTTGTACCTGGCACAAGGCATGCTGGTGGTCGCCTACGGAGAAACAACCAGGCGGTATCCTATTGAAAACGTTTGGTATTACGACATTGTGGGAGATGGAATTTGAAAGTTTTGTCGCTGACGCCGTACCCCGGACTTATTTATGTGTGCGAGACCTTCAAGGAATTGCAGAAGATCCATAAAAAACTAACTGGCGGCAAAGTAGCTAATAACGGAGCGTGTGGAAAGACCTATCAGCTAGAGATGGACGGTGAGGTTGCGTATTTGGTCTGGGGCGACAAACCAGCAGCTTTGATTCATGAGCTAACTCACTGCGCTCTTTATACCTTCGAGCACATAGGATCTGACCCGAGAGAGTGCAACGGCGAGCCTTTTTGCTATTTGCTGGATCGGCTGATTGAAGAAGCTGGTGTTACATGCACGTAGATTACACCCCACCAGCCACCGTAGGGAAATTCCTTAAATCCACCGCATTCGCCAAGATAATCTGCGGCCCCGTAGGTTCTGGGAAAACCACCGGTTTGCTGTTTGACATCCCTAAGATGGCTCGAGAGCAAAGGAGAGGCCCGGACGGGATACGGCACTTTCGAGCTGTGATTTGTCGCAATACGAATTCCCAGCTCATCGACACTTCGCTCAAGTCGTGGTTTACATGGTTTGAAGATGGTGTGGCAGGTGAGTACGCAAAAACCAACAAAGTTTTTACGATGAGGTTCGATGATTGCGAGGTGGAAGTGCTGTTTAGGGCCTTAGATACTCCGGACGACGTTAAAAAGCTTCTTTCCCTGGAAGCATCCATTATTTGTTTTGACGAAGCAAGAGAGATAAGCCCGGACATTTGGGAAGCAGCGTCTGGTCGTGTAGGCCGGTACCCGTCAAAGAAAGATGGTGGTGCATACAAGGAGGACGGTACCCCAAACTTCGGTCTGCGAGCGTCTACAAATCCGCCAGATGAAGGGTCGTTTTGGGCCGAACTCATTGAAAATCCGCCAGAAAATACTGAAGTGTTTTTGCAACCGTCAGCGCTGTCGCCTGAAGCTGAGAACCTCGAAAACCTACCAGATAACTACTACGAAAATCTGTGTTTCGGTAAGACAGACGAATGGATCGGGGTGTACGTTCGCAATGAGTTTGGAAAATCCCTTGCCGGGCAGCCGGTGTTCAGGGCGTTCACATCTGAAACACATGTCGCTAAAGAAGAGATCAAACCCACAGCGTTGAACGGAACCCTCTGGGTTGGAATAGATAACGGACTATCGCCGGCCGCGGTGCTTGGCCAGGTGGATTTCAACGGTCGCGTGCTGGTGTACGACGCCATTTTCGCTGAAGGGCTAGGCGCCCTGCGGTTCTGTCGGGAGCGTTTAAAGCCTCTCCTGGCACGCAAATACCCAGGGTTCAAAGTTCAGTTGATAGCAGATCCAGCGTGCATGCAAAGGGCACAAACTGATGAAAAAACGATTGTTGATATTTATAAAAGTGAAGGATTTCAAATAGTTGTAGCAAAAACAAATGCGCTACAGGCGCGCATAGCATCGGTGGATTACTACCTTACTAGGACGGTGGAGGGTAGGAGCTCGATTCTCCTGTGCCCTGAAGGGTGCAAACCACTGGTTCAGGCAATGCGTGGAAAGTATAGGTACAAAACAAATACAAAGGGAGAGACAGACACCACTCCTGAGAAAACACACCCCTTCAGTGACCTGGCCGATGCCCTGCAGTATCTCTGTTTGCACGCGACCGGGGGTTCCGTCTACGGGGCTTCAACCAGCAATGTCCAAAGACGAGACGTAAAACAAGTCAAATACGCATGGTAAGCACACAATAGTTGTGTACAAGATAGATCTATGGTATAAAGCATTATTATACCAAGGTTTACCATGTTAGGCATACAAGACCAAACACAAGACAATTTACCAAGTCTGATTGCCCAGCCGCAAGGACCGGTGTCGGTCGGCGGAATCTTAAGCATTAAGTCTACCAGACAGCTTCTGGACGAGGAGATCCAGGAGGCTCAGAAGAACCAGGACGCCCCTGTTTTGCGAGGTATGGCAGGACATATCAAACAGTGTTGGTCGGCGGCACGCATCGCCAAGGAAACCACGGTGGAAGAGCGCATGCGCCGGAATGTCCGCGCACGCAGGAATGAATACGACCCTGAGCTTCTAGCAACCATACGCGCTCAGGGCGGTAGTGAAATTTTTATGGGTATAACGTCCACCAAATGCAGAGCAGCCGCCAGCTGGCTGCGGGACGTGCTTATGGGGTCGGATTCCGACAAACCATGGACTATCTCACCGACCCCCATTCCGGACCTGAGCCCTGACATTCTCGAAGGGCTAGTCGTCCAATCACAGCAGCTCATAGCAGAGTTCATGCAGGAGAACGGCGGCCAGAATCCAGATGACAGCCAGGTCAAGAAGATGATGGCTGAATTAAAGTCAGAAAGCCTGGCAGAAATACGTGCTCAGGCGCAAGTATCTGCCGACATGATGGCAGATACGATCGAGGACCAGCTCGTGGAAGGTGGTTGGATGGGCGCGATGTCTGACTTCATCGATGACCTCACTACTTTTCCTGCAGCGATTCTCAAAGGGCCGGTAATACGTCGCAAGCCTAAACTTCAATGGGTCCAGGGACCTCAAGGTTGGGGAGTGCAGGTGCAGGATTATTTCTGCAAGGAAATAGAGCGTGTTGACCCGTTTGATATATACCCAGCGCCTTCATCTTCCAAAATTGAAGATGGATACCTCATTGAACGACATCGTATGTCCCGGGGAGACTTGGAGCAGCTGATCGGTGTGGAGGGATACGATGACAAATCAATACGTGCTGTGCTGAGTGAGCACGGAAAAAATGGCCTGCATAACTGGATTTTGAACGATACAGCTCAAGCGCTGGCGGAAGGTAAGAACACTATAGCTATTACCGGTTTTCCAGATCCGGAGATCGATGCGTTGCAGTTCTGGGGCCCTGTATCCGGGGAATCATTGCTCGAGTGGGGAATGACGGAAGACGAGATTCCGGACCCAACCAAGGAGTACCACGCAGAAGCCTGGCTGATAGGTGAGTGGGTAATAAAAGCCACGCTCAACGCCGACCCGATGAATAGGAAGCCTTATTACAAAGCCTCCTGGGAGCAAATTCCAGGAGCGTTCTGGGGCAACAGCGTAGCTGATCTGGTACGCGATTCCGCCATGATGTGCAATTCAGCTGCCCGGGCTTTGGCCAACAACATGGGTATAGCCTCTGGCCCACAGGTAGGGGTAAACGTTTCTCGCCTGGCTGATGGAGAAGATGTCACCCAGATGGTTCCGTGGCGTATTTGGCAGTTCAAGAGTGATCAATACGGAGCTGCTGACGCACCTCTCAGCTTCTTCCAGCCAAACTCCCAAGCTGCTGAATTGATGGGGGTTTATGAGAAATACTCAACCCTAGCAGATGAACAGAGCGGAGTTCCGAAATACATCAGTGGAGACAGTGCGCCAGGTGGTGCCGGTCGTACAGCTTCTGGCCTTTCCATGATGCTTCAAAGCGCCGGCAAATCGATCAAGCAGGTCATTTCGTCCATCGATGTGAACGTGATCGAGCCGCTACTGCAGCGGTGGTATACATGGAATATGCTTTATTCGGAAGACGAAACCCTTAAAGGCGATGTACAAATTAATGCCCGCGGTGTGTTGGCGCTGGTCAACCACGAAACTGCGGTTGTGCGCAGGAATGAATTCCTACAGCTAGCTTTAACCTCTCCGATTGTGCAAAAAGTGGTCGGGCTCGAGGGCATCGCAGATCTACTTAGAGAAGCGGCGAAGGGTCTTGACATGGATTCGGCGAGATTGGTGCCTCCAATCGAAGTTCTCCAAAAAAGATGGAAGGATGAGGCAGACGCCCAGGCACAAATGGCGCAAGTTGAGCAGGGAATACCACCTGGGCAACAACAGCCGGCCAGCCCGGGTAGCACGGAGATGAACCAGCAGACCCTACAAAACGGGGCGCCTATTACCGACAACTTTTCGACACAACCTCAAGGATAAAAATGCAAGAACCTGATCCGCGGCCAATGATATGGACCACAAAAGGCAACCTGCCGATCGATATCCTGGAATACAGGACGGAGTGGTACGACGCCCCTGATGACATAACCATGGCTGAAATCTATACGCACCGCGGGGAAGTGGTT